TTTTATGTTCAATTTTAACTTCGGTAAGAAGAAACCAGATAAGAAGCAGATAATCCTTATAAGCATCGTACTCAGTGGTATCGTAGCAACCCTCTCCCAATGCTCAGGAGTCCCCTCAGAGCGCCTCTGGGACATCCTAGATGAGGTGCAGAGGACTCTGTTCCCTCAAACGATAATCAACGATATCCTGCTCCAAGATCCAGGTATCGTAGAGAGGAGAGTTGAGAGAGATGTGAATAGAGCAATCGCAGAATACGAACGCTTGACAAGAGACTCAGAACCACCTAGAGTACCTTTGCCCAGGTTGATTGAGAAAGCTCCAGATAAAGCTTTATGTTACTCTGAAGACTGTAAAAAACTCGGAGGTGAAATGAGACTCTGTGCTCCATGGGTTGACACCTGTAGAGAAGAGTGATATACTTAATAAGTAAACAAAACAAGGGCAAGTAGCATAATGGATAATGCATCAACCTTCTAAGTTGCCGATTGTAGGTTCGAGTCCTACCTTGCCTGTTGACAATTATACTCAACTACTCTATAATTGTCTTATTGCGAAATTGGTGTAGTGGTAACATCCCATCCTTCCAAGTTGGTGTCACGGGTTCGAATCCCGTATTTCGCTCTGAACCTTCTGGTTCTTATTCCACAATAGCTCAGCGGTAGAGTCGGTGACTGTTAATCACTTGGTCCCTGGTTCGAATCCAGGTTGTGGAGTACCTCTGGTAGTCTATTGGTAAGGACGGGTGGACAACACACATGGAAACTAGGTTCGATTCCTAGACAGAGGCAAAGGGAGATTAACTCAGTGGTAGAGTGGTTGCCTTACAAGCAATAAGTCGTTGGTTCGAATCCGACATTTCCCATTATTTAATACCAATGTTATGCAGCAAAAAAGAATTATAACTGAAGATTTTTTTCTTGGTAATTTGGGTGATTTGGAGGCATCTAATGAGATACTAGATGCATATCATAAAAATCTTGACAATAAATTTAATGAATTATCTGAATATGATCATAAAGCCAACGTTGGAACTACATATGCTCGTAATGATGTTAAAATTAGAAAATGTAGTGTTAGTTGGATTGAACCTTCCGAACATAATTTTTTATCTGTAGGTCTTGAAAAAATTTTAATCAATGTAAATAATATTCTGTGGAAATATGATTTGGTTAATCAATGGTCCGAACGTATTCAATTTACAAAATATATTGGGAAGGGGGAACATTATTTTTGGCACAAAGACTATTATAAAGAAGATGATATTTACAAAAATAAATTTAGAAGACTAAGCATTGTTTATTGTCTATCGAAAAAAACTGATTATGTTGGTGGGGAGTTTCAGATAAAAACAAGTAAAGGTGAAACTTATACAACTAAATTTGATTTTGGGGATTTTATAGTATTTCCTTCAGATAAATTGCATCGAGTAAAACCTTTAAAGTCTGGGACTAGAGTTACTATTGTTGGATGGTACAGGTAATGGATATTCCAGTATTTGATAGAAATGGAAATAAAGTAAACTCAATTACTCTCTCCGAATCAATTGAATATGTTGATGGAAGAGTATGTAAGGGTGAAAAATACTACTACAAAGGAGTGGGAATCCCATATACTACACATCATATTCCCCCAGAGGATATGATTGATGAGTATGATTACATGGATGTGTGTTCAGTATTTTACATTGGAAATACAGTATCTAAAAAATGTTATCAAGGAAAGTTTGGAATATTTCAAGAAAAATACCAACCACATTTTACAGATTGGATTGGTGCATGTGGTGTTAAAGAACTCAACATCTTAGAAAATCTCTATGATGAAGATGGATTTGAAATGAATGCTGTTGATGTATTTGGATATGAAACAATCGATGAAACAGAACAGCAGTATTATCTAAAAGTAGACTATCCAAATGGAAGAAACAATTATATTACAAATCCAAATCCTAAAGGATTGAGAAATCTTTTGGATTACATGATTCAGAATGACTGGAACTTTCCATGGGATAAAAATTCTCTAACGGATATAGCACATGATTGCAAAGTTACAGATGTTGCTGATATTTTTAGATCAAATGATTTGAGTCATAAAATTGGAAGTGTTTATTCAGTCCTTCATAGTCTGTATAAATTGAATCCCCAATATTACTTTAATTTTTGCACAGAAAATAATCTCTCACCACAACCAAATATGGGACTTGTATTTAATTCTCTTTCTATTCTAACTATGAACGGAATCAAAATTGATTCTTTGTTTAAACAAAATCCGATAGAAACATATAAAAACATTGTTATGAACTATCTGGTAACTGGAAAAAATTGTGGATTCTGTGGAGTTGGTAGTTGTAAAGGTAGAAAGGATTCAAATCAATCTTATGGTGAAGAGATTCGAGAAGAATATATAAAAAGAGCAATGTTGGATTTAAAAGCATAAATATTTCAAAAACATAATGGAAGAGTTATATCAATCATTACATAAAGCACAAACAACTTTATTCTGTTTAATGCAGAAGACATGGGTGTATCATTGGAATATAGTTGGTTCTGATTTCTTTGAACTGCATGAAGCATTTGGTGATCAATACACTACAATGCAAGGTGAACTAGATAGATTGACTGAGCATATGAGATATCTTCGTATGAAGGCTATTGCTCCTATCAGTAGAGTTGTTGAAACTTGCGAGATCCAAGAAGCATCAGCAAATCCAACTGATAAGGCAATGGTATCTCAGTTGTTCTCGGATAATAAAAAGATGATTGAACTCCTGACTTCAGTTGTAGAAGAGTCTGAGAAGACAAAGCAGTATACAACATCTAATATTGCTCAAGATTTAATTGAAACTCACGGTAAATTTGTTTGGATGTTAAGATCGTATTTAAAGGAATGAACAATGATTTCTATAAGATGTAAAGATTGCAATAGAGAAATAACAGGACATCAAACTAAGACAGTAACCTGTGGTTGTCCTAATATGGCAACCATTCGTGGAGATAAGATTTCGGCACTTGACTTATCTCATGTTGTTATGTTAAACTCATTAAAGGAAACGCATAAAACAAATGTGTTATCCTCCCAGGATATTGCCTGGCAAGAGGCAAGAAGACAACGCAAAGTTCGTAAATTGGACTTTGAAGTTCGTTGACACTTGACAAGGGTTCAAATCTCCTATATAATAAGTGAAACCCGATTAAATCAAATGCCTTATAAAAATAAGGAAAAGCAAAGAGAAGCACAACGACTCTGGGCTCAAAAACAATCCGACGAATCTAAAAAGGTTAAATACAAAAGAGAATATAATAATAAAAGGTTGATGGTTGAAAAACTAAATCAACTAAAACTTGAAAAAGGTTGTTGTGATGCATGTGGAGATTATCATCCCCCATGTTGCTTCGATTTTCACCATATCAATTCTGATGATAAGAAAAAAGAAGTTTCTTATTTAGCAGGAAAAGGTTATAAGTGGGAGACAATCCAAACAGAAATTGACAAATGTTACATGCTCTGTGCTCCCTGCCATCGTAAAATACATGCTGGTTTGTTGGAAATATTAGGGTGAGGTGGCCGAGTGGTTTAAGGCAACTGTCTTGAAAACAGTCGATGTGAAAGCATCCGAAGGTTCGAATCCTTTCCTCACCGTTTTAGTTACATAAGATACTAACTTAATATTTTATTCAGTTTTCTGTATAGTAGTGTTACAAAATGCTGACATTTAGTTGACTTTGAAATGTCTGTGATTAGTATATAATAGTAATACGTTTCACAAAAATGGACCAACACACTTACGAAAATTGGGTCCGTATTAAAGCAACTTTTGAGGAATCTGGTAATACTGATAATATGTTCTACAAGAGAGCAGTTCAGATAGTTAAAACCAGAATAGACCCTCTCGCAAAATTTTTGGGAGATGAGAAGTGATGGAACCTGGTGATGAATTTATTAGTCGTTCTGAAGTGCAGGAGATGATTGATGATGCAATACGAAGACATAATCGTAATGCTTCGATTATTTCAATGTGTGTTGGTTGGGTTGTTCTTGCTCTTTTTGCTGAAGGTCTCCTTCGACTCATTGGAGTAATACCACCAGTATTCCCATGGCTCAACATTACCCTGAAATAATAGGAATTGTTTTCCTGTTGGTTTTTGCTGCCACGATGTTCTATCAAGGAACGTGTATTATGCGAGGGCAGCGTGGTTATTCTCTTCGTGATTATCTCAAACAAGATAGTGAGAACATGCGTAAACGAATAGAAGAACTACTCAAGGATAAATGATTGTTCTAACAGAAGAGGATTTAAAGGAACTGCAGCAAAGAGTTCTGCAGTTAAAAATGAATGAACTATTTGAGGAACCATCTATGTACGAGGATGAATATGACGACGACTGATTGGCTCATATTCATTGAGTTTCTGTCACATATGCTCTATATGTTTATAGCATTCATGTGTGGACTTATTATCGGATATATTGTTGGTTTTAGAAACGGAGGAATGTAATGTTTAAAACACTCTTGATTTCCACTCTCATTTATGCTATACTGATAGGGTCTTTCATTCATTGGGGACTTACCCACGCATATCCACAATGATTTTCCACATTGTAGAAACACTGGCAGCAAATCAATTCTTTCTCTTTCTATGTGGGATGGGGTTGACAGTCGTTCCTTTTGCTGGTATTATGTTTATACATAGAAAGAAGTAACGGGACGTAGCTCAGTTTGGTAGAGCAGGCGCTTTGGGAGCGTCAGGCCGTAGGTTCAAATCCTATCGTCCCGACTCATAAAACTACTTTATGACATGAAAGAACTAGAAGACCTTGAATCCTTTACAGTCGAAGAGTTTCAATCAGATTTTGACAATCTCATAAACAGAGTTGAAAATGGAGAATCATTTATTATACGAGATGGAAATAATAGTGCAGTGATAGTCCCTTACAACGAAACCATAAAGTACGCAGTAGAATCAGTTGTGGATGAAGAGTTGATACACATCCACACTGATCACGGAGAAGGTTCGTGACTTTTATGGGAGTATAGCTTAATGGTTAGAGCGCCCTGCTTATAACGGGGTAGTCTGGGTTCAACTCCCAGTACTCCTACCTTGCTCCTTTAGCAATCTGGTGAATGCAGCGAACTCATAATTCGCCTGAGGCGTGTTCGATCCACGCAAGGAGCACTAGGACAGAATCCAATCTGTCCGCCTTGACTTCTCCAAGTCAAACCCTTATAATACTAAGGTAAACATTCAAAACAATGACTCTTACAGCAAAATTCAAGAAAGACATTCAAACTCTTCGTGGTGCAGCAAACGGTGAATTTTATCTTGATGTAAAGAATCCGAAACTTTATAAAAAGGTTCGTCGGTATTATGAGGGTGAAGGTGTAGTATTCTCTGGTGATCCTTTGGATGACTATGAAATGCTTATGGAATATGTCTATCAAGATCTTGAATCTGTTGAGGTTGCATAATGGAAAAACTAATTGAAGTGAAGTATCAGTTTAAAGAACATCAAAATGCTGTTTTGATAAAGTTTTTTAAAACTAAAGAGCAGGTTGATTCATTCAAAGAACAACATCCAAACTATGTTTACTTGAATTGATATGAAACCATCTGTTCTTATGGAGCGTTTTCCGTATCGTTATATCCAAGTTGGCACCTTGGAAATAAATGGAAAACCCGATTGTCGCATTCAAAAAGTAGACTCTTATACTGGACGATATCGTGACATGTATCTTTGTGATAATGAAATGCAGTTAATGACTGCTATGGAAGATTACGATTATACTTGTTGGTTAGATCCAGATCGAGTTCCTTGTTATGTGAAAGATGATGATGAGTAAATAGTCACGGATGGACTTTAACAGCACTGGTCGGGAGCAAACCCCTTTATGGCAAAGTCTAATG